CTACCCCGCCCCTCCGAGCGCACCGTCCACGCTGGACGGGTGACTCTGGCCCTGGCCCCCGCCTACCGGCCCGACGACCGCCAGCTCGCCGAGATCTTCGCCGAGATGCGGTCGGCCATCGGCGACCTCGAACGCGGCATCGAGGACCGGGCCAACGCCACCGGCCGGCGCTGGAGCCTCACCGCCTCCCATGTCATCGACCAGGGCCAGGGCACCCAGCGCGACGGCTTCCCCCGCACCGGCGCCCGCCCGCCACCGCCGGCGCCCAACCGGCCCCCCAACCCCGACCCCGAAGCCGACGGCGGCCACACCGCCTACGGCGACACGGTGGGCGGCATCGCCACCGCCTCCGACACCCCCGAAGTCCGCCGCTCCCGCGAGCTGGTCTCGGCCATCCGCGCCGCCCGCGACGCCCTGCGCGCCGCCGTCGCCGTCCTCGTCGCCGCCACGCCGGCCCAGCAGCACCCCCGCATCCCCGACCTCGACTCCTGCCGCGTCTGCTCCCGCGCCGGCCACCCCGTGCCCATCTACCACGGCAGCCGAGGAGCGGAGACGTCCGAGCGCTGCGAATGGTGCTACCGCTTCTGGCTCCTGTGGGGCACCGACGTCCCCCCCGCCATCCTCAAGCTCCGCCACCAGGGCAAGCGCGTCACCGAAAACGCCATCCGCGCCGAGCTCGGCGAACTGGCCGGATGACCACGGCGAGGTCGTCCTCGACCGCGCGCAAGGGACGAGGTGACGAGTACTACACCCCCCCCCCCACATCTTCGAGGCCCTCGGGCTTCGATTCGATCTCGACGTGTGCGCTCCGGACGGAGGAGTGCCGTGGGTGCCCGCCGATGAGCACTTCACGATCGAGGACGACGGGCTGGAGCAGCCGTGGCGAGGACGGGTGTGGATGAACCCTCCCTACAGCCGCGCGACGCCATGGGTACGACGGTTCATCGAGCACGGCCACGGGATCGCCCTTGTCGGACACGCGAAGTCGAACTGGCACCCGGAGCTGTGGGCCGCTGCCGACGCGTGCGCCATGCCCTTCCGCTACTTCGACTTCGTTGGCGGGTCGATCTTCATGCCGGTCTGGTTCGCCGCATTCGGCCGGGAATGCGTCAAAGCCCTGAGCCGCGTCGGTGTTGTACGGGTGCGTGCACCAGCCCGCTCTGCCCGAAGTTGCTGACTTGGAAAGGAAAAGCCATGCCCAACCCTGACGAAGCTCCCTCCCACGAGGGCGACGCCGACGACATCGGCCAGCCCATCGCCACCATGTCCCGCCTGAGCGCCGTCATGCACCTGGCCTGGAAGAGCGACGACCGCGCCGCCTACTTCAAGAGCGACGACCTGTGCCCCATCGCCTTGCCCTGGCCCACCTGGACCGACATGGGCAGCCCCCAGGCCATCACCGTCACCATCACCCCCGGCGACGCGCTGAACTGAGGGGCCCATGTGCGACGACGACTGTTGCTACACACCTGGACGCCCGAGGGCCGAGCGCGTGGAGGTGATCCGGCTCACCTGGCTCGCCGGACGCGGGACGCCCGACTCCATCGCACGTGAGGTCGCGTCCTACTTCACCCTCGATGGCACCTTCCTTGCCGAGCACGATCCCTTCCCCGGCCAGGACACCGACCCACGACCGAGGTGGCTTCCGGCTCCGCTGACCGGCGACCCCGACGGCGGCCGGCGGGGCGACTGAGCGTGAGCCCGTCGCGCCCCTCTGTGGTGGCTCCGACCTGCACCTTCGCCCCAACCGCCCCGATCGGCGGTACCTTGGAGCTAGATCTTCGGTGGGCACGCGCCCGACGATGAGGACGGCGGTCTGCTCAGTCCCCGGCTGCCCCGTCCTGGTCGACGGCAGAGGCCGCTGCGGCCGCTCCTGCTGCGCCGGCCGCTGCAAGGACAGGGCCCACGGCCCGGGCTCACCACCCCGCCCCACCATCACCGAGCAGGGCTACGGCTCGCGCTGGCGTGCGGTGCGCGACCCGTTCATCGCCGCCCACCGCACCTGCATCGACTGCGGCGCTCCGTCCACCGACGCCGACCACGCCCCGACCAGCCGCCGCGACCTGCTCGCCCAGGGCGTCGACGACCCCGACGACTGGCAGTACCTCCAGCCCCGCTGCCACCCCTGCCACAGCCGCAAGACGGCGGCCGTCGACGGCGGGTGGGGCCACGCCAAGCCCACGGCCTGACCGCCAGGAAAGTCCGCACCGAAAATCCCCGTGAGCGTTGCTCAACCGGCCCTCGGAACGTGTACGGGTTACCGAAACGGCCCTGTACGGGTTAGGAGGTCGCCGTGTCAGGTCCGCTGTCCGACCCGAACCGACTCCGCCGCAACAAGCCCAACTTCACCACGACATCGCTCCCCGCCGGCGGCCGGCCGGGCCCGGTGCCCAAGCCGCCCGCCTGGCGTGCCCCCCTCGGTGCCGCCGGCCTGGCCTGGTGGGACTGGGCGTGGAAGCTCCCCGAGGCCGCTGCCTGGTCTCCCGGCCAACTCGTCTTCGCCGCCCAGCGGGCCAGCCTCGAAGACCAGCTCCTCGCCCTGCACGACGCCCCCGTCCTCGACGTCGCCGAGCTGCTCGACATCGAGCCCGACCAGCGCACCGATGAGTTGGAGTGGCTCGTGCGGACGCTCCACCGCATGGCGGCAGGCAAGACGGTCCTCGACCGCGAGGCCCGCGAGCTGGACGACCGCCTAGGTCTCTCGGCGAAGGGCTTCACCGCCCTGCACTGGAAGATAGAAGCGGCCGAGGCCCCGGCCGAGGCCAAGCCGAGGACCTCCACGGCCAAGCGCTCCCGCATGAAGGTCATCGACGGAGGCGCAGCCTGATGGGCTGGGTTCCGCCGCCCGCTCCGCCGCTGGACGCCCCGAAGGAAGTGCGGGAGGCACACCGCCAAGCGCTGGTGCGGGCCTTATCGCCACGGAGCCGCAGGAAGCTGCAGCGCCGTGCCCTGGCGAGGGGCTAGCTACCGGGGCGAGTTTCCCAGCCTCGGGTGGGCCGTCTCCGACTGGATCACCGACAACCTCCTCGTCCCCGACGGCCCCCACGCCGGCGAGCCCCTCGTGCTCACCGACGAGCAGGTCGGCATCGTCGTCCGCTTCTACCGGATCCACCCGACCACCGGCGCCCCGCACTACCGCCGCGCCGCCCTCGTCCGATCCAAGGGTTGGGGCAAGTCCCCCCTCCTCGGCGCCCTCGCCCTGGCCGAGGCGTGCGGCCCCGTCCGCTTCGATCACTGGGACGACGCCGGCGAGCCCGCCGGCCGCCAGGTCGACACCCCTTGGGTCCAGATCGCCGCCGTCAGCGTCGACCAGACCGACAACACCTTCAAGGCCATCCTCGGGATGCTGGGGGCGACCGATCCCGACGGCGAGCCGGCCCCGATCGTGGCCCGCTACGGCCTCGACGTCGGCATCACCCGCATCGGCATCCCCCACGGCGAGGTCATCGAGCCCGTCACCTCCTCAGCCGGGACCCGTGAGGGCCAGCGGGTCACGTTCGCCGTCCTCGACGAGACGCATCTGTGGATCCCGTCCAACCACGGCCCCGAGCTCGCCGCCGTCCTGCGCCGCAACACCGCCAAGATGGGCGGGCTCACCTTCGAGTCCACCAACGCCTGGGTCCCCGGCCAGGAGTCGGTGGCCGAGAAGACCGCGGACGCCGGCAAGGCCCGCTCCCCCGGCGTCCTGTTCGACCACCGCAAGAACCCGAAGCGGGTCAGCCTCACCAACAAGCGCGAGCTGCGGCGGGGCCTCACCTACGTCTACGGCGACTCCGGCACCGGCAAGGGCGGCTGGGTCGACATCGGCCGGCTCATGGCCGACATCGCCGATCCCGACACCACCGTCGACGACGCCTACCGCTTCTACCTGAACGACGAGACGGTGCGCTCCGACGCCTGGGTCGACCCCAAGATCTGGAAGGCCCAGGCCCGCCCCGTCGCCCCCGAGCCCCAGGAGGCCATCACCGCCGGCTTCGTCGGCCTGGCCTACTCCGGCGCCGCCCTCATCGGCTGCCGGGTCGACAGCGGCGAGATCTTCACCGTCGCCACATGGGAGACCGACCACGAGATGGTCTCCCGGGCCGAGGTCACCGCCCAGGTCGACGCCATCATGGCCGGCTACATCGTCCGGCGCTTCTACGTCGACCCCCGGGAGTGGGGCGACAGCTTCGACGCCTGGGCCCTGGCCTACGGCGAGTGCGTCGTCAGCTTCGGCACCCACCGCCCCCTGGCCATGGGCGCCGCCGTCGACCGCTTCCGCACCGCCGTCGGCGCCCACCTGCTCCACCACGACGACGACCCGGTCCTCACCCGCCACGTCGAGCGGGCCCGGCGCAAGACCACCACCACCGGGACGCTCATCACCGCCCGCACCGACTCCCCCGCCGACCAGATCACCGCGGCCAAGGCCGCAGTGCTCGCCTACGAGGCCCGGGCCGACGTGATCGCCGAGGGCCCCGACGAGCCGCCGGCGTGGGGCCCGTCCTCCCCCACCGAGGACCGCACCATCTACCAGCGCCAGCCGCTCAACATCTGATCGCGGCGGATCCAGCGCCACGCCCGCCAGGCGATGCGCCGCACCCGCCATTGCCACCGGGTGTGCCTGGGGCACAGCCACTCGTCCTCGCGGCCGTCGCCGTACACGGAACGCGACCACCACGCCCTGCTGGCCGCTTCCACCCCGCACTTCGAGCACCGAACCGTCACCCCCGCATCTTGCCCGAGGAGGCCTCCATGGTCCGCATCGTTCTCGACCTCGCCGTCGACACCGACCCCGCCGACGTCGACAGGATCAACTCCGACCTCGACGCCTTCGTCGCCCGCCTCCGGGAGCACGGCCCCGTCAGCGTCGCCCGGGCCCACATCACCGCCTCCCCCGACCCCGACCAGGCCCAGGCCGACATGGTGGAGGCCTTCCGGGGTGTCTGACCGTCCCCCGGTGCCCGGCTCCCCCCGAGCGGCCCGGGCCGACGCCAGCGACGCCATGGTCGGCGCCGGCGGCCTCCTGCTGGTGGCCGCCGTCGTGGCCCTGGCCGGCCTGTGGTGGGGCGTGGGCCTCCTCGGGCTCCTCCTGGCCGCCCTCGGCCTGTTCCGGGCGGCCTGAGCGTGTCCTGGCTGCGGCCCCGGCGAGTCACGGAGGCCACCTCCGACCAGCTGGCCCTCTCCGGCGCCGTCGGAGGTCTCGGCTACGACCCCGTCGACGGCGACTACGGCTTCCAGTCCGCCGGCGGCGGCGGCCGCGAGGTTCCCCGCTGGACCCTGGAGAAGGCCCGGGCGTTCTCCGTCGCCGGCTACCGGGTCAACCCCATGGCCCGGGCCATCATCGACACCTACACCGCCTTCTGCGTCGGCGACAGCGGCCTCACCGTGCAGAGCCCCGACCCCGCCACCCGCGACGTCGCCCAGGGCTTCTGGGACGACCCGGCCAACAACCTCTCCCGCAGCCAGGATCTGTGGCTGCGCGACCACCTCCTGAACGGCGAGCAGGCCATCGAAGCCATGGTCGGCCCCATCTCCGGCGTCGTGCGCCTGTCGGTGGTCGACACCGCCCGCGTCCTCGGCGTCGACCTCCTCGACGGCAACCCGCTGCGCCCCTCCGGCCTGCACATCCGCCAGGGCCTCGCCGACGAGACCACCCGCACCGTCATCACCCCCGACGACATCACCGGCCGCCGCACCGGCCAGCTGCACTGGTGGCCGTCGTTCCGGGCCACCCTCACCGACCGCCGGGGCTACCCGTTCCTCGGACCCGTCCTCGACTGGCTCGACTCCTACGACACCGTGCTCGCCAACCTGGTCGACCGCACCGCGCTCATGCGCTACATCGCCTACCAGGTCAAGATCGCCGGCACCGCCGCCGACGTGGCCAAGTACGTCGCCGACCACGGCGGCAAGGGCAACAACGTCCCCATGCCCCGCTCGGGCACGGTCGAGGTCACCAACGACAAGGTGGAGATGCTCCCCATGTCGGCCGACGTGAAGGCCGAGGAGGACAAGACCACCTCCGGCGCACTGTTGACCAACGTGGCCGCCGGCACCGGCCTGGCCAAGACCTGGCTGGCCGAGCCCGAGCACGCCAACCGCGCCACCTCGATCTCCATGGCCGAGCCCGTCCGCCGGCGCGTCGGGGGCGTGCAGAACCTCTTCCTCAACTACGACACCGAGCTGCTGCGCCACGCCGTCGACCAGGCCGTCGAGGCCGGGCGCATCCCGGCCGAGGTCACCATCGCCGCCGGCACCCCCCACGAGCGCACCATGTCGGCCGCCTCCAGCGTCACCATCACCGGCCCCCAGATCGCGGCCGAGAACGCCCAGGTCAACGCCGAGGTCCTCAAGAACCTGTCCCAGGCCCTCATCCCCCTGCAGGCCGCCGGCTTCCTGTCCGCCGACGCCTGCGCCCGGGCGGCCAAGGTCGGCTGGGAGTCGCTGGTGGGCGTGCCGTACTCGCCCGAGCTCGACCAGGCCGACGGCGACGTCGAGGAGCTGGCGACCTACATCGAAGACAAGGCGCCCACCGCGGGCACCAAGGGACCGCTCGCCCTCCTGGGCAACGCGGGCTGAACCGAAAGGACCACATGACCCCTCCCACCAAGATCCTCGAAGCCGCAGCCCTGCTGGGCATCCCCGCCTCCGAGGTCATCAACGTCGAGGACTCCCCGGCGGGCACGATCATCACCACATTCGACGGCGTCCGCTACGTCGACGTGCCCGAGTCCACCCCCGACGCCAAGGGCCGCTCCGGGTTGATGCTCCTCTTCGCCCCGACCAAGACCTACGGCGGCTCCCTGGCCGTCTACGCCCAGCCCGGCGAAGAGGACGAGACCGAGGCCGTCGAGGCCGGCGACGCCGCCGCCGTGCTGGCCGCCATGCGCGAGCCGCTGGCCGAGATCGACGCCCGCCTGAAGGCCCTCGAGAGCCCGGCCAAGCCCAGCCCCACCTCGACCCCCGCCAAGGCGCCCGCCGCGCCGGCGTCGCCCAAGGGGGCCTGATCGCCGTGGCCGGCATCGTCACCCGCCGGGTCACCGAGGCCGTCGTCGAGCGCACCCACAGCGACATCCGGGAGATGGTGCAGACCGCCCTCTCGGCGGTGGTGAGCGTCGGGACGGACCAGTACCTCAACATCGAGGACATCACCGACGCCTGGGTCGTCTACGGCGTCGACGGCTGCGACGGCACCGACGCCGGCGACTTCAAGCGCACCTACACGATCGACGACGCCGGCAAGGTCACCCTCTCCGACCCCGTCAAGGTCGTCGAGCAGACCACCTACACCACCGTCACCGAGGCCACCGTCACCGTCCCCGGCCGCGTGCTGGAGGCCAAGGGCACCGACGCCGCCGGCGGGCGCATCTTCCGGGTGGAGATCGTCGGCTTCGGCGACTCCAAGAACCGCACCCGCTACTCCGAGGCCGTCGTGGCCGCCGCCGCCCCCCTCTACGACGGGGCCAAGGCGTTCGACCACCACCGCACCGAGGCCGAGTTGCGCTCCTCCACCATCGCCGGCCTGATCGGCACCTACACCGGCGTGGCCGCCAGCGGCACCGCCCTGGCCGCCGACCTGTGCCTGCTCCCCTCCGCCACCCACACGGCCGAGGCCCTCGACGCCTCCCTGGCCGCCCAGGCCAAGGGCCTGCCCCCGCTGGTGGGGATCAGCCACGACATCACCGGCAAGTTCCGCCCGATCGTCGGCGCCGACGGGCAACGAGTCCTGGAGGCGGTCGAGATCACCTCGGTCAACTCCGCAGACGTGGTCGCAGACCCCTCGGCGGGGGGACGCGCCACCCGAATGGTCGCCGGAGGATCCGGCGCCACCGAACCGAAAGAGAGCACAATGACCCTCGAGGAGCTACTGGCCATGCTGGCCGGCGCCACCCCGGAGCAGCGCGCCACAGCAGTGGCCGCCCTCGGGATCGACACCGCCACCCTGGAGAAGCTGGCCACCGCACCGCCCGTCGACGACAAGGTCGAAGACGACAAGATCGAGCCGAAGGACGACAAGGTCCTCGTCGGCGCCGGCGTGACCGAGTCGGCCTTCGGCCGCAACTCGATCCAGGGCCGGTCGATCATCCGCACCGCCGTCACCGACGCCGGCCTCGACGTCCGCCTGGCCGAGGCCATCACCGCGGCCCTGCCCGAGCGCTTCACGGAGGCCCACGTCGACGCCCAGATCGAGGGCATCAAGCGCGTCACCGAGGGCCTGGAGAAGATCAACCTCATCCCGACCGTCCCCGACATCAAGACCACGGGCGACGAGCGCGACCGCAAGGCCAAGGCCGTCGACGACATGCTGAACGACCGCATCACCGAGGGCTACCGCTCGGTGAAGGCCGCCTACGTCGACATCACCGGCAACCGTGAGGACCCCCTGGGCGAGGACTTCAACCGCCGCATCCTGGCCGACAGCTACGGCGGCGGCTTCGACTCCGCCTCCGCCCGCCAGACGGAGTCCGCCAGCACCTCCACGTGGGGCTTCATCCTGGGCGACGCCATCACCCGGCGCATGGTCGCCGAGTACGCCCAGCCCAGCCTGCAGACGTGGCGCCAGCTGGTGAGCTCCACGCCCTCGATCAACGACTTCCGCACCCAGCGCATCGACCGCCTCGGCGGCTACGGCGTGCTGCCGGCGGTCAACGAGGGGGCGCCCTACCAGAACCTGGTCACGCCCACCGACGAGGAGTCGTCCTACAAGCTGACCAAGCGCGGCGGCCTCGACGACCTCACCCTGGAGGCCATCGCCAACGACGACCTCCGCCTGGTGCAGCGCATCCCCAAGCGCCTCGGCCTGGCCGCGGCCCAGACGCTCTACCGCTTCGTGTTCGACATGCTGGACGCGAACATCACCTGCACGTTCGACTCCACGGCCCTCTTCGCCGCCGGCCACGGGTCCAACACCGCATCCCTGACGCTGGGCCAGACCGGCCTGGCCGCGGCCCGGCTCAAGATGTCCAAGCAGGCCGCCTACGGCGACACCAAGGACCTGCTCGACGTCGACATCAAGTACCTCGTCGTGCCGTCGGACCTGTGGGAGATGGCGTGGCAGCTCTCCACGTCGGCCGTGGCCCTGCCCACCACCGGCGTCGGCGCCGCCAACACCCCGAACATCAACCAGTCCATCGTGCCCATCCGGGTGCCCTACTTCACCACCGCCACCTCCTGGTACGCGGTGGCCGATCCCAACATGGTGCCCACCATCGAGGTCGGCTTCTACCAGGGCCGCCAAGACCCCGAGCTGTTCAGCCAGGTCGACCCCAACGTCGGCTCCGTCTTCTCGGCCGACAAGGTCACCTACAAGATCCGCCACATCTACTCCGGGACGGTCGTCGACTTCCGGGGCTTCTTCCGCGGTACGGCGTAGGCCTGCGCCTGGCCGGGGCCACCGGCGACGCCGTCCCACGGCGACGCTCGCCGTCCCCGGCCGCGGAGGTCCGCGGTCCTTTCCACACCCTTTCCACCCCGACTCCCAAAGGAGCTACCCCCGCCATGCCCGGTCTTCGAGACATCCCCGGCGTCCACATTCACCGCAGCCACATCGCCGGCCAGGCCACCGCCGGCACGGCCGACGAGTTCGCCTCCATCCGCGTGCCGTACAACGCCACCCTGGTCGCCGCCTACTGGATCCCCAAGGCGGCCGTCACCGCCGACGCCACCAACTACGCCACCGTCAACGTGCGCAACCGGGGCGCGGCCGGCGCCGGCACCGCCGTGGCCGCGACGCGCTCCTACGCCGCGGTCAACTCGGTCGCCTTCGTGGCCGAGGCCATGACGCTGTCGGCCACCGCGGCCAACCTGCTCTTCGCGGCCGGCGACACGATCAGCGTGGAGAAGCTCAACACCGGGACCGGCCTGGCCCTGCCCCCCGGCTCCCTCGAGCTGCACCTGCAGTACCGGTAGCCGAGATGGACGTCGAAGCCTCCGCCCTGCCCATCAGCGGGGTCAGCCAGGCCCTCCTCGCCTTCGCCGGCGTGTACCGGGGCTGGGCCCTGCGCGAGACCGCCGGCGCCGTGGCCACGGTGCGCCTGTACGACAACGCCACCGCGGCCTCCGGCACCCTGCTCGACACCATCGAGCTGGGCGCCAACGAGAGCGGGTCGGAGTGGCTCGCCGGCGGCGGGCTGCGCTTCGCCAACGGGATCTACGTGTCGATCGTGGCCGGTGCCGTCGAGGGATCGGTCCGGGTCGGCTGATGGGCGCCCACGGGGGCGGCGGCTACGGGACCGCCATCCCGGCTGGCACTTATGCATCGACGACGACGCCCGGTGTGGCGATGGTCGCCGCCGACGCGACCAAGGTGCCGACCCTCATCGAGCTGATCGGCAACGCCGCTGTCCTGCCCCCCGGCGTCAACATCGCCGGGACCGAATCCCTGGCCGTGTTCACCGCCCCCTTCCCACTGAAAATCACCCAAGTCAGCCTGGCGATGAAGCCGACCATCGCCGCCAGCGACACTGACTACTGGGAGGTGCGGCTGCGCAAGGCCGTGGCGGGGTCACAGAACACCATCGCCTCCAAGTTCACCAACGTCACCGCCGGCCAGGCCGTCGCCTCGTACGTCGACTGGAACTTCGACAACGTCACCTTCGCCAACAACACCTTCGCCAAGGGTGACGTCTTCAACATCGCCTTCTTCCTCACCGGGTCATCGACCAGCAAGGTCTGGTCCTACCTCGCCGTGACCTTCCGCTACGAGCCGGTGTAGTGACCCGCGCCGTCTCCACTGTGACCCGGCCGTGGCCGCTCCCTAGAGGCGGCGTCACGCTGCACTGCATCGGTGACATCCATGCCGGGATCGTGCATCAGACCAAGCTCGACAAGTGCGCCGCCGATTCGGTGAACGGACTGCTGCTGCCCACCGTCGCCGCCCGCCTCCAGCTCGGTGACCTGACCGAGGCCGGCACCGCCCCCCAGATCACCCAGTTCAACGCCTGGTGGAGCTCCATCACCGGCGCTCCCAAGTACCTCGCCATGGGCAATCACGACTTCTTCGCCGGGGCAACCCCGGCCCAGTGGGCGACCGCCTTCGGGATGCCCTCGAACAACTACACGGCCACCATCGCCGCCGGCCTCAAGCTCATCGTCATCGGCGCCGACGGCCTCACCGCCGACGAGTCGAACCCGGCCTGGGACGGCGTGCGCATCCGCCTGTCCAACGCCACGCTGTCCTTCCTCGACACCGAGCTGGGCAACACGTCGAGCGACTGCATCATCGCCTGCCACGCCCCCATCAAGGACACCGTCCTGGGCGGGGCCAGCGCCTATCAGTCCAGCGACAGCCCCTGGTTCGTCACCAGCCAGAACGCCCTGACGACCAGCAGCGGCATCCTCGCCGTCCTCGCAGCCCACACCAACGCCAAGGCCTGGATTTGCGGCCACACCCACAGCCCCATCGACGCCTCCGGGCTGGTGACCTTCGTCACCGCCGGATCGCACAAGGTGGCCTGCATCTCCACCAGCGCCATCGTCTACGTCGGCCAGAACTCGGGCGTCGCCTCCCAATACTTCGGCGACCCGATGCACGGCCTGTACGTGACCTACTTCGGGGACCGAATCGAGGTCCGCTTCCGCAACCACGGCGCCGGCATGTGGAACTCGGCCAGCGGCGTCCGAATGACGAGCATCACACTGTGACCGACCTCGTCGTAATGCCGGCGCCCCGCCCCGATCGGAAGGTGAGGCCATGACCTCCGTCTACGCCGGCCCCTACCAGGGCGACCTGCGCGACCTCGGCGGCGCCGCCCTCGTCGGCGCGTCGGTGCAGGTCCGCATCGCCGGCACGGCCACGCCGGCCACGCTCTACAACAAGTCGGTGGCGGTCGCCGTCGCCGGCTCCGGCGACAGCCTCGGCAACCCGCTGCCGGCCGCGGCCGGCGAGGGCCTGCCCGGCATCGACAGCGGCGGCAGCGTCGCGTTCTTCGCCGCCACCCTCGCCGCCGACGGCACCGCCGCGGCCTACGACCTGGTCGTCACCTACGGCTCCTACGTGCTCGGCCCCTTCCGCGTCTACGCCGCCCCGTCGCCGCTGGAGCTGGCGGTCAAGCTCCCCGTCTTCTCGCCGGGAGCGCCCGCCGCCGGCTCCGCGTCGGGCAAGGACAAGGCCGCCGTCCAAGCGGCCCTCGCGGCGTGGACCGCATCGACGCGTGGCGGGACGGTCTTCTTCGTCGGCGGCTCCTGGGACGTGGGCGACCTGCAACTGCCGCTCTCCCAGGACCTGGACAAGCCGCTGAACTACGAGGGCGAGGGCAAGTCCTCCTATTTCAAGTTCAGCGTCGACAAGGGCCTCGGCACCTTCGCCATCAAGGGCGGCGACACGATCCCCTCGGGCGGCTCCTGCAACTCGACCATCTCGAACATCTAC